GCCGCAAGCATTTAAGCGCGCAGTGCTGTGACAAAATACCACACGATCACTGCTAGAGAAGGTGCAACCAAACAAATGTTGGCATACACATGCTCATTAGGGTCTATGGTGTACAAATATACCAGATCCACAAACACCATAAAGATGGAAACATACCTAGGTGTTGTATTCCATCTAGCAAATTCATTACTAGCAAAAGCAATAGTAATATAAATCCAAAAGAGAAACGATTGCACTATGAAAATTGGTCCACGAACAATCAATCTCAAAAGGGTATCAATTCCATAATTATTTCTCCGGAGCTCTGACCTAAGCATAACCACAAAACAATCAAACTGAAGTGACGGTTCTATCGCAGCTACAATAGCTCTCACTCTAGTCAAAGCATCAGGATAATATGGCATCAATATTCTATCCAAACGGCGTACAATATAATATCGTTCACCATATAGATTCTCTCCAGACGCAGCAACAAAATTAGTCTCTACTTCTTCGCAAGCTACGTCTGTGCTCTCTTCCTCAGGAGATTCACCATAGACAATATATCTAAAATGTTTGTCATAATCCCAAGTCGCATGCTTCGCCATCCAAGGTATATACTTCGGATGCCAGATTGTGACTTCTTTGAGAAAGGTCTGGAATTCAGCATAAAAGCTTCTTCCGTGAAGTGCCGCCTCCCTTGCGGCTGAGGTCAAAATGGATCCCATTTGTTGTTCAGTACTTACCGAACGGGATACTGTGTACGTAGTGAGCATTTTCCTAATAGATGCTTTATCCAAAGCTGGAATGCAAACCCCAGGGTGCTCATCATCAAATCTGAATGACCTCTTCAGAAAATCCACCTCTTTGATGGACAAATATTCACGCGACTCCGATTTCTTATCAGCCATAGTGTACTTTATACCTAATTTGGCTAACTCTGTTTGGAGTGTAGTGTGTCCAAAATTAACTCCTTCTCTCACAGTGAAAATATTGTCGTCTCCCATTACGAACACTGAAACATCACTGCGAAACTCCTCAGGCCTCTTACCAGTGGCCTTTACATAACAGTACCGTATATCTATAAGATTGACGATACTATTTAGTATAAGAGTTAAAGGATGACCTGAACAATTCGTTCCAAATAACATCAGAACATCTCCATTAAAATTAACATAAGGATGTGCTATATCGGAAGTGATGCCCAGCATCAATTTCTCGTCATCTTCCGAAAAGTTACCAGACAGCTTGTTCAAGCGAATGAGTACCTCCATTCCTGCTCGGATTCTTTGAGGACTCATACCGGTGTCAAAACCGGAGTAATCTCCAGCTGCACACCGTGTTTCGACAGTCCCAAATTTGTTCAGGATATCGTAAACATTGGTCCACTGTGTGTACGCGTTCATACCGCCAGCAATGCCCGTCTTCAACCCATTTTCCATGAGTTGGGCACATAAGTAAACAAATTGTTCACGTACAACTAGTGAAAAATCTAGAGCACTCGAGGTGAATACCCTAGTTTTATACGCCTCAACCTTCTCCAGAGGCAATGCTTCATCCTTCAACTTAGCGTCGAAAAGGACATTAGCACGCTCATATTGGAGGTACTTGTGTTTGATGTAGTCGTACCAATGGAGAACTTCACTATTTGGAAGAAACTTACCATCGTCTTGCTCGATCAAATACTTGTTTTTGGGGCCAGGGAATCTGAATCCTCCACTTGTACTTTTATCTAAAGCATCAACGTACGGCACACCATCAGCCCCATTTAGGGCAGTACGTATATCCGTTGGATGGAGTTTTTCAATGTCTATGTCACCAGCTAGATCATTAACTAAAGACTCGACAACATCTTCAAGCAGATCCATGTCGTGGCACGATTCTGTACCAATACGTTTCTGCAAGCCTATTAAATAGGGATCCATCCACACATCTCCGACCAACTCCCCTTTCATCTTGGGAGCTGCATACTTCTGATTTTCCCCCCATGAAGTGGGCACAAGATTCGCTATTGGAGATGACATGGTGCGAGTTTTTGGTGAAGTTCTATGTCCACTAAAGGAACCAACCACCATTGCTCGCCCATCGTTGGTTTCATGTCTGAATAATGACTTTCCATGCAATGACTGCAGTCCCATACCTGTAGCCAAGTAGTTTAAGTCACCAGCAGAGTGCATAAGTGGTACACACGAATCCACATCTGCTTTGGTTATATGTATGAATCCTACAACTTTGTTTGAAATAGAATCC